GCCATTTGCAGCATATATTTTGAGGAGGCTGTCAATTTCTGCTGGCTCAAGCCTTGCGGTTACAAAGTCTCTATTAACAAAAGAACTGCCAGCGTTGGGTTCGTTTAAATATTCACTATGAAACTTAAGACAATTATCAATTAAATCTTGCATTTGTTGTGCAATAACCATCATGGTTGAGTCGTTCTGCGATCTGTCGATTCGCTTGGCTTCCGCTGTTTCTCCAACTAACTTTTGACCAAGAACAGCAGCAAGAGACAAAGTATTTATTTGATCTTTAATATCTCCAAGCCTTTTGAATTGGCTATCATAACTGTCCCCAGATGGAGATACATATTCAAGTCTTGATTCTGGTGGCAAAGACAACGCTTCATTGGGTCCTGTTGTTATTTCATCTGCGTTTGGATAACCAAAAACCGCAAGCAAAGGAACAGAACTGATATGCAGAATATTATCAAGGTCGCTTTGAATTTGATAGTGCTTTAGGTTTAACTCTGCAATATCGTATAGAGGACTGCGTGATTCGTAATATCCAACTCGGTTTGAATAAGCAACTGCAAAAGGAATCTTGTCTTTGATACTCATCTCGCCTTGATCAAATAATTTATAGTCGCCTTTTTTATCCTTGCGGTGTATTTCAAAACGACCAAGCTCAAGAACTCGAATTTGCTTCACCAACTTTTCACCGTATTTTCCATCAGACTCCACCACTTGTTCCATCAATCTTAATTGTGTTAATTGCCTTGAGCCTTCGACAATTTCTGTTCTCCAGCCAAGAATATCTCTTGGTGTATAAGTTACCCAATAAGGTCTTGCCTTCTCTCCCTCTTTTGGTGCGTCGACAAGCACACCTACATGACCAAACGAAATTGCTATTCTTGCAGTTTGATAGAGCCAAACGTTGAGATCGTTGCCTTCAAGGTCAACATCAAAAAGCTGCTCTCGAACAAGATCAGAAACATCATCAAGTCTGACAGGCTTTCGCACCAACATTCCCGACAACATTTTTTCTATCCTTTGCAAATAAGGAACAACAGTTGATCTTGCCAGCCTCGTGTCGTACGCATCATCAGTCTCTCTTGGTTCTTGTTGAAGATATTTTCTATGCTCGCTGCGTATTTTATAAGTTCCTTCCTTCAAATCCTCAATCAATCCCCAAAAATTTGCCATCCTTTGATAAGCAGCATTTGGTGAGGCAACCGTTGTAGGAGCTAAAGTTACAGGCTGGTTGTAAATATTTAGTGAGCTATACACGGTTTTTCCTCATAATATCATTTCTTTTAATATATTCTAATTCCTGTTCGTCGGCCTGCCCTTGCATGAATAATATTAAATTCTCTATACACAAGGTAACCTAACGCATCGTTGAGGTGATCATATCCATTCTGCTTGTCTGGATCTCCACTTTTTTCATCATAACTTTGCAATTCTAAACATTCGATCAAGCGTCTGCAACTGGCATGAATCGCCAAACGCACCCATCCTTTGCTGTTCTCCAAGAGTGCTTGTAAGGTTTGAACTCTGTCTTTGATCGGTGGGTTACTGCGTAATGCCATGCTTGAGAAACCGTAGCCTTCGAGAATTGCAATATCTGTCTTTGAAGCGTTGATTGTTGATCTGGCAGCACCACTAGCATCTGGATAAACTAATATCTTGTTGTTAGGATACCTTCTTTTAATTTCCTGAGCCAGTGCATCGGTGTCGTTTTGTTTTGTTATTTCATCAATCACAAACAATTTATCTCCGTCTTTGACTGCTACGACTGCATTACAGTTCATCACGTTAAAGTCGATCCCTATCAAAAGCGTCTCCATCTTTATATCAAAAGGAATATTATCAACCAAATGTTTATTGCGATCAAATCTGGAATAGACGGCTCCTGTAGTAAGGTTGGTAAAATTTCCATTAAGATAAGCCTGTATTAGTTGCGGTGGATAGTTTTCTAAAAGAGAATCAATAAAACCCTCTGGCAAGTAAGGATTGTCACTTGTCTTAGCTTTTATTAGTCTTGTATCTTCCTTTGCGTTCTTTTCAAAAGTCTCGAAAGCCCAAGCATGACCTTCGGGAGTTGTTGTTGCATAAAATTGCTGAATGTTGCCTGACCTTAATCTTGCAAGAGCCATGTTCATCGCTTGCTCTGCGTCTCTTTTATTTACGGTATCGGCCTCATCAAATCCAACCGCACAAAGGTTCTGTCCTCTCAATCTTTGATAAGTCAAAATGGTTCTCAGTAGGATCGTATGAGTTCCTTCTTCAAAAGTAAGTTGATATTCTGGCAAAGGAGAAGCTCTAAAAGTATAAGGTATTTCCCACTCCTCAAGAAGCTCGTTCATTGTTCGCATCAAAATATCTCTGAGCATTGGGCTTGTAGGTTCAAATATTGCTGATATATGACCAACATTCATGCAAGCAAGAATAATACTTTTAGAAACTAAAGCATAAGTTTTGCCAGCACCAAAACCACAAACAAGAG